TAAGTTGCCTGCAAGTGCTAAAGAACCTGTTCCAAATGTTAAAGATGAACCAGAACCCGTTGTTGTTAGCAAAGTACCGCTTGTTGGTAATGTGACTGCTGTTGTTCCTGTAACCGTTAATGTTGTCCCAAAACTTCCAGAGATGGTGATCGTGCTTGCTGCGTTATTGGCTACGCCTGTGCCGCCATTGACTGGAGATAAAACACCCGTAAAGCTTGTGATAGTGTTGGATGAAATCTTAACAAAGTCGCTTGATACCGAGTTCCAAGCAATAATACACTTTTCGCCGTTAATTACCGTCACGCCTGTAGTTGGGCCTGTTACCCCGCGAACTGTGATACTGTAGCCGCCTGTAGTGGAGTTGTTGACCACATACATCTTTGATGAATTGGGTACATTGATGTACCTTGCAGCCGTTCTTGCTCCAGTACAAAGCAACTGCATATACTGCGCTGATGTTGAACCTAGATTAGTCCCGGCGCTCGATCCATTGGTTAGGCTTAGGGTTACATCTGCATCAGTCGTGATAGACTGCGTACCCGCCACGGATGCATCAATGTATTGGGTAATACCGTTTGATACGTCATCGCCCCATGTACCTGATTCAGTACCTGTGACTGGCAGCGCCAGTCCTAGTAGGGTTGTATAGTTAATTGTCATTCATCACTCCTAAATCTTAACCCAATTGGGGTTTTGAGCATCGTTAATGTCTGTCCAACCCGGTGTTTCTGAATCATTAATCTGTGTCCATCCTGGTGTCTGAGCCGTACTAATGGCGTTCCATGTCACGGTATCAGAATCATCTATATTTTGCCATGAAGGAGTCTGGCTGTCATCTATTAAATTCCATAACAGTTTACCAAAAACTGAGTCAGTTATGGTGATTGTTTCACCAATCTGTACTAAAAATACACTACCTGCCGGGGTTATAAAATCATCAAGTGTAAACGTTGACACCACAGAATTTTGCGATGTCAGGGTGTTGGTAAAGGAATCTATCAAAGCAATCGTTTCAAAGATTGCCAAAAGACTAGAAACACCTGCATCCACCACATCCAAGGCCACCGCAGTTTCAGACACAAATAGCTGGGAAGAACCGCCTACAACGTAGTTATCCGTGACTGTAGCCGTCTCACTGTCCGTGGCAAAGTAAACAGACCCACCTACCGAACCCTCAGTAACCGTAGCAGTTTCAGAGATAAAGCAGGCAAATGTCTGGGTTGTAGATACTGAATCAGCCAAAACAACCAGCTCTGCTATAGAGCAGGCAAATGTCTGTGTGGTACTGACTGAATCGGTCGCTGTGGCCGTTTCGGATATTGTAAGGGAGTAAATGGGTTGAGAATATACCGCCTCAGTTAAACTGATTGTTTCGGATATTGTGCTGACATAAACTGGAGTTGAGTCAACTATATCTTGTAAGCCCTGCCCGCCCCAGTTTGAATATCCCCAAGTACTAGCTCCCCATCCAGTTCCTAAGCCTTCAACGACCGATAAACTTACTGTAATCGTTCCAATCAATGAATCGGTAACTGTAGCTGTTTCAGAAATAATAGCATTGGTTAGGTAGCTAGTCGTAATAGTTTCTGTGACTGTAGCTGTTTCGCTTATTGCGTTTATTAATAAGCTAGAGGCATCTTCAGATTCTGTCGCAGTAACTGTTTCAGCTACATTGCCGTTTAAACTGATGTTATCTGTAACTACATCCACAAGGGAAGATGATCCTCCCCATACTCCTTGACCCCAAGTATTAGCGCCCCAAGTAGCCTGAAACCCCTCGCTTATGACTACGCTTGAAGTACCAGAAGGATACAGGGTATCTGTGACTGATGGAGTACTTCCCCAAATATCACTTCCCCATGCAACAGCACCCCATCCACCGTTATTGGCGGTTTCAGAGACTGAAGCATCGTAGATGGCCATTAGCTTGCAACAAGCTGATCTTCGTTAAACCATCTGCTTTGGACTATGTTGTTTTCATCAGTCCATGAGATAAGATAGTAGATGTTCCCAGATGGATCCATTTGTAAAGCCTCAACTGGCCCAGCAGGATCAACAGGTGCTGGAGTTACTTTGACATTCTCGCCAATGGTGAATTTTGCAGCCATGATAGTCCTTAGCAGTTAGCGGTATATGTGACGTTCAATGTGTCTCCTGATAGCACAGAACGGTTACCAGTCGTAAAGCTACCAGCGGAATACAGAGTACCCGTAGTGCCTGATTTGGTGCTGTTTGTGGTCAAGAACGCACCCGCAATAGTTCCTGTCGCATTGATAGTGAATGCTGTAGCAGAGGTAGAAATTGTTCCTGTACCAGCAGAACCAGCTCCGCCACCAGAGGCAGAAGCAGCCCCAAAAGCAGCAGCAGGACGAGTAGTTTGAGAATAACCAACATTTTCAGTCCATCCCGAATGTGATGACATGGTATCTGCGGCGTTATAGGTAGGGCTAGAACCGCCATCTACCAAGCCCAAATACCAAGCCGCAGTATAAGAAGTTCCTGCAAAATACTTGTTCAATAGGTCAGTCTTGCCTACGTTAACCACAAGGTTTAAAAATGAATCTTGCCAACGAATAGTTCCATCAGCCGCAGTACAAGTGACTGTATAGTTACCCGTTACTTGTGTATCTTCTACTAAAGCAGAATTGGAGGCTATAGCAACTGCCGAGCCGTCCGTTGGTTTAATGTTTTCGGTTTGCATAATAGCTCCTAGTTTGAACTGCGGATTAACGCTGCTGTTGATGTATTTGCTGGCATTGTAATGGTGAAGTTTGACGATGTTTTGTCAGATCCAAAATCTATTACACAGATTGATTTATTGCCTTTACTGGCGTTGTAAATCAAAGCGCATCGTGCTGTAACCGCAGCATTAAATACCACATTGCTAAAGTTTACATATGCTACATAGCCAGAGGTGTTGATTGTGACTCCAGTCATTATCACTCCGCCGGCCGTATAGCCTGTTCCAGTTACTTCATTTGTACTCGAATATACTGTTGTAGCATATCCCAGACTAACATTACCTGTATACAAAGCTATCTTAATGGTGTCCGTTAAAAGGTTATGGACAGCCTGGTAGAGCTCAGCCTTGAAACTTGTGGTTTGGGTCTGAATAATACTCATACAACAGGCTGCCTATATTGCCCATCACGATAGGAATCCATACGGAGTTTGCCATCTCCCAAATTCTTGAGTGATGCCATGGCATCTGTATACCGACCTTTGTATAAAGTAATCATGTCCGCATCGGCCTTGATGTATGTCGCGGCCTCAAACAATGTACCATTCAATATGGCTGAATCAAAGTTATCACCCAACCACGTTTCTCCATTGGAATTATTGACAGCAGTAACCGTCAATGTAAGTCCAGATCCAGAGCTGCCTATGGTCGCCGATAACTGGTCTCCAACAACGTAATAACATCCTCTTGATACTACCGTTACAGAAGTGACCACCCCACCGCTAACAACAAAAGTAGCAGTAGCGCTATTGCCAGTCCCGCCAGTAAGAGCAACATTGTAATAAGTGCCATTTGTATACCCCGATCCAGCTACAGCAATTGATAATGTACTAATCGCCGCTTGAATTATTGAAGTTGGATAATAATAATAATGCAGTTCAGCGCTATAGTTTGAATTGGGAGTTGGCCCAATAATTAAAGATAAATAAGATTCATTGCTAGACTGTGGACCAAATATAGCATAATGCTTTGGCTGGCCTTTAGTTGATGAGTCAGGGTAAGCCTCACGAATAAAATTTACATCTTTATTCAATAAAAACAATTGATTATTGGATGAACCATCAACGGGATACACAGATAAAGAATAGATTGATAGCAAATCGGCTGGGCAGGATAAATATTGATTACCCGTAGTTAAAGTGCCCGTCACGTTTCTTCGTAAACTTGGTAATTGAACAATGTTATAAATTTTCTGCTCTGTCTGCTCAATCATGCGATTGAGGTCAAGCGTCGGGAAATTATTCTCGATGTAATCGTTTACAGCAGTAACCAATTCACTGTAGTACATATTAAGCCATTGGTCCTCTTGCGATTCTTCCGCGCTCAGCAGCACCATTGCCCCTGGTTTCTTCACCAGTAGACTTAACCTCATCCATATTGCCAATAGAAACACCACCATTCAATGGAGTCCAGTTGTGGCGAGTAGGCATTTTGACAGCCAAGCCAATGTCTGGATGGTCGGGATTGTTTTCAATAGCACCAGCATTGAACTTTTTGCCATTCATGTGATGTGGCTCAGCATACTCTGATGCATAACCATTACTCACATTCTTGGCGCGATGAATAGCTGGACTATTCTTCTTTGTAGGCTTCATTTGAGTAGGCATTATCGACCCCTTTGATTATTCGCTCTGGCCATATTACGGCCTTGCGCCTTCATAGATTCACCTGATACACCAGCAATACCGCCTTTGGCAAGTTTACTAACTTTGCCATGATGCATCTTCTTTTCATGCTTGTGTACTTCTACGTCAGCAATGTGCTTAACTGTTTTCTTGTCCATATCAACTCCTAAGAAATAGTCACCGTTCCAACATACGTTGTCGCTATCAAATTGTTCGGCGTTAACCCACTATCATTTAACGACGACCCACCAATAGGATTCCAGCCCCATTGCGTATCCCGTGAACCTCCACCAGGATAACCCAAAATATCCAATCCAGAAGCTTCATACGAAAGATCTGGCCTAGGTTGACGAACCGCTTGTGGATCATCAACAGGAAACATGCCCAATTGCAACTGTGGCTGATCTGGGTCCCAGCATTCATCGCATACTTTTAGTTGATATAGTTTAGTCTTTATGACCTCAAACTTCAACTGTTTTAGCTTGTACCTTTGCCCACATCGATCACATTCGGCAATCGAATACTTGCCAGAAGCGAAGCGATTACCCATTAAGGACTACCCCCGCCAATAAACTGCTGTCTTGGTACAAACCGAATGGCTGCTTTTTCTCGATCTTCACCAGCGGCTAAGTTAAATTGTTCATCATATTGCGCTTTTAGCATGTCAATCCTAGGTGCCAGCTCAGGGACTTTGGTTGCTATGTGATAGGCTAGGCCAGCAGCCAATGAGGGTAGGAACCTGAAATTCATGTCCGAGGTACTTACACCACCACCTGCATCTTGAACCCTTCTAAGGCGCCAATAAACAAATGTATAAGTCTGAGACCCGTCTGGAGTAGGCCAAACAGTGACTGCTGGTAGTTGAGCTACATTAATTGCTGCATTGGCGGCATGTGTAGCTGCCGTTGTATTGTTTTGTCCACGAGAACAGTTAATTAACTGGTTACCAGATATGTATTGATAGTAAATGGTCTCGCTGTCTATGGTAATGTAGCCTTGGGCAGCTAAATTTACCGTAGAACTGATGGTAATTGTGGTATCTGTAGTGCCTATTGACGAAGAAAGGGTAACTGCCACACCCGTTTGATCATATAAAGGGTTAGATTCACCAGATAAACGCTGCACCCACACCTGAATTGGTCTGGATTGAGTTAATTTGTTAGGAATCGTAGCATAAGTTGATACGCTAATCCTGGTAATCGTCAGATCTGATTGATTACTTGTACTGTTTGCATTGGTTCTAATGACATGGTCTAACAAATCAATGGTATCTGTAGGCAAAGGGTAGGTGTTTAGCCCCTGAGTCAAGGTAAAAGAACCCTGCTCAATTGTCCACATGTTAATACCACGATTTTGCCACTCAATAGTCATTAGGTTCATTGATCTGCGAGCTGTTCGCAAGTCATAACCTGTTCTCATTTCCCTACCGGCACGCTCCCACGCCTCTTCAGCCACCTCGGTGAAGTCCATGTCAAACGATGTTGTGCCTGATGTACTCATTTTTTGGCTGTTTTAGCAGACTTAATAAAAGCTTGTTTTGTTGGAGCACCCTTAGTGCCGGGTTTACGCATACGCTCAACAGGTTTACCCTCTGCCTTTTCACGTTTAATGCGCTCTTTCTTCTTGTGAATGTTGGCATACAAGCCAATCTCACCACCCTCATCAAATTGTTTTGAAAAGTTCACTCCAAATCCCGTGCCCCTACCCGTCAATCCACTACCTTTGGCGTTAGATATATTGGTGTCCAAGTATGCTTGTATGTTTGAAGTGGGACTTAGAGGTTTATTTAAACTGAATCTACCCCCTAAACCCTGATAATTTTTGGCTAAAGCAAGATACTTTGGATCGTAATTTAACGACATATCTGGCAAATCTTCTTTAGACTGCTGAGGTGCCTGCATGTTTACATATTTACTCCGCTGATATTCATCTTCAGGAATAAATTTAGATTCATCTTTGGCTATTGGACCGTCATCAGCTTGAACCAATCCTTCTTCTGCAAACTTCTTTATCTTGCCGCCCTTGCGAAATTGCTTAAAGTCCGTGTCATCACGGCGCTTTTTCACTTTCGCTTTGGGCATTTTGGATGGGTTAATAGCACCCATTCCACGGCTAGACATCATAGCATTCTACCCTTGGTGTGACCCTTAGTAGCACAGCCGTCAGCACGTTTAGATGCAGACGTTTTGCCTCCTTTGGAAAACCTAGATCCAGGATATGAACTGCTTAAAGGACTTGGGCTATATGGTTTTTTAGGAGCTGATTGAGTAGCCCTTGGTGCCAATGGGCTAGTACTCTTTCTGCCTCTAGTTACGCCTTTTTCTAAATCTGCAAATCTTGCCGCTTCGTTTTCAGCATTTGATTTCAAAGCTTTAATGGCCAATTCTGAAGTGTCAGAAGGAGCATTACGCAACATTTCTTGATACGTCGATGGGCCAGAAGAAGTGCCGCGTCTTTGGGCGTTTAGATAATCTCGTAAATTATCAAACCCAGATGAGGCCAATTGCTCTTTGGTAACGATGACTTTTTTAGCTGATGGCGTAGCTACAGACGTTTTTTCAATAACGTTTTGCGGGGTTTCATCAGTTACATTTCGTTGTTCCGTGTCATGCATGTACGACTCTGCATCTGGATCAACAAAAGAATCGTCTGTACCGTCGTAATGTTTGACTTTACGCTTGGCCATAATAGCTCCTACTTGTGGTGCTTGTGATGAACTTTACCACCATGTTTGTATTTCTGGTGATCGTGTAAATGCTCTACAGTGTCATGATGAAGTTCATGGCCTGCAGCGTGCTCTTTAAAATGATGATGATGATGAACATGTCCACCAGCTTCATGCTCTTTTAAATGCTCATGATGCATCTTATGCTCATGGGGATGCTCATGTCCGTGTGGATGAGCAGGTACTTCGTGATGTGATTTCATAATAGTTCCTTAGCAAATTCTGCCGCCACGTTTTTTGGCGTTGACAATAGGACCGTCACCAATGACGTTACCATGCATTTTGGGCATCATGGCACGAGTATGACCTTTTTCTTGGATAGCGTGTTCGCCATGCTTCTTATTGCCATGACGCAAGTCTCCGCTTTTTTCCATATGACTTGGCTCCATGCGAACGTCACCGCCTTTAGCATAGTGATGGGTTTTACCACCATGCTTCAACATCTTTTCGCCCATGTCTTTAGAATGAGGTTCACCCTTTTCCATGGTTTTTCCGCCGGCCTTCATGGCCATTTTAAGATGGTGATGAGCCATCTTCATGTGATGCTCATGGCCTTCTTCAGCTTTGCCACCGTGCTTCATGCCAGGAGCAACTGGCATAGCCATAGGGGCGCGACGGGCCATAGGACGAGCAGGCATAGGACGGGCCATCATAGGATTCATTCCGCCAACAGCCATCTTCTTAGTATGACCGCCACGCTTCATGGCCTTGGCTTCATGCTCCTCTTCGCTTGCGAGTTTGCGTAGTTCTCTAGCCTGATGCATTTCATGTGCTTTATCTGATTTCATTTCTCCACCCCTTGAAAATTTTTTGCCTTTATCGGCGTTGCTAAAATCTTGTCCCACTGATTGTGGAACCCCTACCTTCTTTGCAAACGCCTTGTTATGGGCAATTGCTTCCATAAAGTTGTGCTGTTTCTTGCTAGTACTAGGCATCACACTACCCTACCTTTTGTATGTCCACGGATTGCACACCCATCAGCACAATTCCAAGCCCGTAGGCTTTTGTTAATCCTGCTGTTTGGATCGTGTGCCGTCTTTTCTGAAGTC